CTAATCGGGATGCTATTGTATACAACAATTGCAAACGAACCATCTTTGCTGCAGCAAAGAGACAGATGAAATCAGCTCCAGTGCCCTCTCGCGCTGTGGTTGATGAATTCTTATTCTTTGCAAAGCTAAAACTGTTGGACTTGGTAGGTGATGACTTAGACAACTTTGGTTATTCATTTAACCAATGGTTCAATCATCTAACCTACGCTAAACAACAGCGGATGGCCAAGGTGCAAGAGTTTCTATTCGGTAGCAGTCCTCTCGAAAAGCACTACGATGGAAACCCAGCGAGTGTAGATGAATACTGCCATTATGAAGCGATTTGCAAAGTGGAGATTCAAGGACCGGACGGTAAACCTAGGATGGTATGCTCTATCCCAGATATCATTAAGTATGTAATGGGACCCGTATGTTGGAAATTAGAAGAGGTATTCCAGGATAAGGTACCTTGTTATTGCGGTGGAAAGAACCTGACGCAGATGCAAGACCACATCAATGAGTACATTGATGAAGGCTTTGACATTGTAGCTGAAGGTGACGGGTCAGCCTTTGACAATACACAGGATGTGTTACTCAAAGGTTTAGATAGATGGGTATATGAGCGTATAGCAGACAAGGTTCACCATGTTCCTAAAGACCTGTTTTTACACATTGCAAATCAATTTTATAAAATAATGGATGTTATCGCCACTATTGATGGTAAGCGTGTAACGCTTATGACCTATGCAGTTTTGGGAACAGTATTCAGTGGTGACTGTGATACAACACTCATGAACACCTTGCGAATGGGTATGTATAACTGGTTCACCAATCATAAGGCACATCTTACATTTGGTAAAGAATTTGTCTGTTTTTCAAAGGGAGACGACTTCACTGTGATGTATAATATTCGCCTTGGTGAGTTTAATGTAGCTGATGCTTATAAAAAGTATTGGCTATCAAAAGCAAAGCCTAACGGCCCGTCGTGGGATGGCTGCGACGAAAGGATTTATGGTTTGGGCCAGATACTCAAGTTTATTGAGACTGGGGCACCCAATAGTATCAAGTTCTGCAGTTTGCGAGCTTGGTACACAGATAATTGTACACAACACATTTATCTGACCAGAGATCCTTCTAAATTCACAACCTTAAGTAAATATAGCCGTAAGCTTTGCCATATGACTTGTTCTGATGCTGCAGAATACTGTATTGCCCAAGCGCAGGCGCTGGAAACTACCTACCCTGGTGTAGAGTATTTTCTGACCTTTGCCCAGGTATATAGGGAAAAGGCGAGGCAATATGTTCTGATGAGCGACAATGAAAATGTCCACCGTGGTAACGGTCGCACTATCAGAGATAGGCGACAAACTTTGTTACTCGAGGCCGGTAACAAGTTTGATGGATACAGTTATGCCCCTAGGCGAACAAGTCACAAGATTCTTGAGAACTATTGGGAGACCATGCAGTTAATAGAAAGAGGACACTCTTTTGTCCTCAATGAACAACAAGCTGCCCTCGTCAACTTACAAATTGCAGCTGAGTTCAACACTCAAGATCTTAACTACTTAGTGGCTTTAAGGCCGAATTAAACACATGAGCGCACAAGCTAATGTGGTTAATAACGGCAATAAAATCAATGCTTTAACCTCCCAAGTTAAAGCGTTAACTAATCAAATTGCTAACATGAAGAAAGGCACACCTAAACTAACACGAACCAAATATCCACACGAAAGAGTTCCAGGTTTGAAGGAACAATACAAGGATTTCAAGGACAACTTATTGGCAGATTTCATCTATGGACTTTACCACCCTGATGTAGTCTTCAATGAGCACCTTGATATCAAAATGCCAGGACACCTACCAATACCAACAACATCGTTTCACTTTAAAGACACTTTTACTATAGCTCCAAACGGTATGGGCAATTTCTGTTTAGTCTGGAATCCTAATTTCCTGGGGACTTCCAGTGAAATAGCCAATTTACACCGCCCAGCCAATTTGGATCCAGGACAATACAATGCACAATTTTCCAACTTGTATTGGAATAATGACGAGACGATGACAGGGAATAAGACTATGGTCGGTAGTTGGAATTGTCATACTTTCAAGCCCATAAAGCAGGACTTCGGCAAATACAGGTTGACCTCAGCCTGTATAAAAGTCAAATACACTGGTAAAGTATTAGACCAGTCCGGATGTCTTGCAGCATGTGCTTCGTATTTCACATTCCCACGATCCGTCCTACTTATACCCAATAGCGAACAGGATATCGGAGACTACGATTTTGCACCATCTGATTACAATTTGGCTAGGTTTACTGACTTTGATAACATTAGGCAGGGACAATGGGCCCACACCGTAAGTGTGGTCTCTGAACCTGATGGAATCACTTGTGTTTACCTTCCAACTGACCCTCTTTCCGAGGTATTTGTTAATAATGGAACAACAATAGATGCAGAGGCTGAAACGTATACTTGGCAGAACACAAGTTGCCAGGCAAATTGGACACCTAAAAATGCTAATTTGTCATATGCAATTTGCGGCTATGGCATAGATACGATAACCTCTTGTATCACAGTTGAAACTTATTATAACTACGAGATCATAGTTCGTGATGATCAAGTACCATATTTCCGTCCAACAGTGCCTGACGCCAGACTAGTTCGTTTTAAAGATAGAATTACAAACACTGTACAGTCTGTATCAGGATCATTTGGAGGTATCACCCGTACAAAGGATCATGAGGCACCTAGCGTCATGTCCAGACTACGAGGAGCAATTTCTTCAGCATGGCGCGTTGCTGGTGATATTGCACCTTTGGTGATGAAACTCGGGAAAATGATCTTGTAAGCACCTCGTGCTTGCGTCATAACGAGACCCAATGACACAGGGTAATAGCGTCACCCTACCGGGAAGGGTTACAACCTGGGCAGGTACGTACAACCTGAACCAAGGTACGAATGCCAGTGACAGGCTCACAAAGGTGCCATACCGTTGACATTGAGGTAAGCGTTCTCACTCTTAACTCTATATCTCTCTGCCGTTGGGAGATGAAGTTCTAATCAGCAGGGGTAGACAAGCTTGACAACTTGTTTATGAGCAGCTGCGTGAACACGCGGTCTAGTCTTGAATGAAAACTGTTTGCAAGGTCAGATAAAACCATTGGGGCGCTGAGTAAGCACATAACCTTCAATGGTCTCAAGGGACTGTTCGACAAACAGCAGACCCGGAGGAGTGTTGACCCACCTACCTCACCAGTATGGAGAACACCAGTCACATCTTGGGACAACTCTGGCCGGATAGCCCGAGTCTAAACTAATAACTGAGCTTTAAGTGTGGAT